ATTGTATGAGCTGAGCATCCTGATAATAGGATACATAACATCAAAATCTTAAACATCGATTGGCACCATGTCGACAGTTTGGCCAGCGAGCTCATGATGACAGTCAGATAAAAATTGAATTTTCCCATCAGTCAAAAACAGATGGCATCGGCTTGCTGGATAATGGTCATTAACAAGTAATGAAGGTGTAAATGTGGGCTTTTCGACATCACCATTAAAATTCCAGATACTACCATTATGATGTGCCCCCTCTTTTACATGGAAAGGATGTAAATATTTACACCCGGGGCACTTAAACATATAAATACCGCTGCTCCAGTATTCTAAAAATGGCGTGAGCTCAGTGACTGTTTCTGATTGAGTCATTTAAATCACCACTCGATTGGCGATCCAACCATAAAAAAATTGTTCTTGGCTTTTATTGCGTTCACAGATTTCAATGTAGCGTTGCCCTTGCATAATATTGAGCACTCGCACCAGTACTTTCTCACCCTCTTTGCCACGTTTAGCCAGATATGTTTTAAGAGCACCTAAGGTATTAGAGCCATACACGCCATCCACTTTCAAATCTGCATATCCTGCTTTGCCCTGATTATTCAGTAGGTTCAAAGCACGCTGTAAAAGTGGTTTTGCAAAGTTGGTACCACAATTCACACCGGTATCTAAAAGCTCTTCAGCTACAGCAGAAGAAATTGCATTCACCTGGTCAAAACGTGGAGCAGTCCAATAGTTTTTGCGATAAATAGACTTGGCAACTTCAAGAGGCAAATCTTTCATATTGCCCTTATAGCCATTTTCACGAGCTACAGCTTGAGTAATACCGTATTTAGTTGCACCGCCACGATCTGCGGGATTATTAACATAGCCACCTTCTCGTTTGATCAACTCATCAAGATATTGTTCGATATTCATTTCGTTTTCCTTCAGATGTAAAAAAACCGCCCGTAGGCGGCATTAACTGTTTTCAATGTCTTTTCTGGCTTTCTTAAACTCTTTGATCACTTCAACGATCGTTTTCCCTTCCTGTTTATCTATGAAGTTAAAGATCCAACGGACCAAAGCCCAACCAGGTAATCCACATACAAAGAAGAATCCACCAAGTGCAATCATCCCCCATACATCAGTAACCCATTCATGAAGCCCCCACTTCACAATAATGAATGAGCCGCCAGCAAGACTTGATACGACCGTACAAATCAAACCAACTGCCCACTCTTGTGGTGAGCGTGGCATACGAGTCATTAATACAACTGCTGCAACTAAAGCAACCGCTAAAGTCACCATAATTGCTGCACCGTAGAATTTTAAAAGTGCTGTTAAGCCGCTAGTGGAAACTGGTTCCATTTATATCTCCAGATATTTTTAGATAATAAAAAAGCACCTTATGGTGCTGTATGCTGTTAATTTTAGGCTTCAAGTGTGGATTGAGATATTTTGGCTGAATAGTTCCATGCAGTTGACTTCCATACATCTCTTGCAGCAACACGAACATAATATGTGGTAGTAGAGTCTAAGTTTTCGATCGTGCATGCATTCTCGGTACCAGTCCAACTTGCGGCTAAAGTTTCAGGATCAAAGTTTGAATTCTTACTGATCCAAACTTGATAATCTTTCAAGTCAGGAACTTCACTTGGTATCCATGTCACTGTAATTGATGTAGATGTAGAGGAGGTATAAACATCAGCTAGAGCTGGAGGTACTGGATTGCTGATATTTAAATCAGCAAATGTACTAATCCCCTTTTCTGTTTTACTAGCAACACGGACAGTATAAGCGCGTTGAACTCCATCCACTTTAGCTTCACTCAATGAGTAAGTGTAATCTGTACCAGTCGTTTCGACAGTTCTGATTAATGCACCGCCTGAAAGTATTTGTACGATATAACCTTGAGCCCCAACGGCGACCTGCCATTGCACTTTAAATGACGTACCAACAAATGGTGACTGAAGTGATAATCCCTTTACACTTGGGGCGCGCCCTCCGTTTATAGTGTGGCTGTAGGCGGTCACTTCATCAAGAGTCTGCTCTTTTTGTTGCAGCCCATTGAAACTAGTAAACTTAAAATAAATGGTTTTATCAATAAGATTTGAATTGAACTCATGTTGAAAAATAGCTTTGTCTATTCGTACAAATGACTCACCACCATTATGGTGTTGAATATCATCAAAGCGTCCACGTAAAACTCCACTGAGTGTATATAATCCCGCTCCATTTAAAGTAGCATCAATATAAGAAATATATTCATCCCCAACTCTGCAAAGCGTGGTATTTAATTGAGCATCTTCTAACGTACCGCCAAATATTTGGCTAGATGTATTTAACTGAACCTGCATAGTTGTATCATCTAAATCAATAGATTCTGTTAAAGTTCCATATCTAGCTGAGCCATAAATTGTGCCAATCATTTCATAAGTAGTATTATCCAAACTGGCCCATACGTTACATCCTCCCCAGTTTCTACCTCCTGAAGCTGCAATCCAAACCTGATTTTTACCATCAGTCAAATCGAGTGGTGGTTCAAAGATTACAGGCGCATTTACATTACCCGGTTCTTCATTTCCTCCTTGATATCCGTTAGATGACTGAAGGTCATATTCAACTGCTGAACGCGAACCTACAGCAAGTTCTTCAGCTGTGACCGTGAGTAATCCGTCTCCATCTTCTTCAATACGTATAATACGCACAGGAAAACGATCTAAACCAAGCGATTTATCTGTCAGGGTTACGATATCCATGGGTTCTAATCTGCAGTACTTCCAACCAAGATCGAACTCATATTCATTTCGTACATAAAGCTTACGCTGGAGAAGCAACTGTACAGCATGACGAGCAATCTTCGGCTCACAGAAAAAATCATATTTAACCGGATCCTGAGTGCGTAATCCGAACATCTCTATATTTGCTTGGTCCTTCGCTTCAACAGTCTCGGTATTGTATTGATTGAAACGATTAACATACTCGATCTGAGTGTGATTGAATGCATCAGTATCTCTGCTACGGCGAACGCGAACAGGTTGATCCTTTCCAATAAAGTCATCATCTGTTAAGTGATAAGCAGGTACCAGATTAGGAATAAAAGTCACTCCATTCCCAGATACTGCAGTATCACCAAAAGAACGTATTTTTAAGCCATCAGGACTAGGGACAACAGCACAATTAACTGCTTCAATAATTTCATTGATAATTTCATGCGCGGCTCGTTGCTCTGTCAATGCAAGACTTATAAAAAGACCTGTAGCTGTACAGTAACTTCGAAACTCGGATAAATCTGCCATATTCAAAGTAGGAGCTGCACCGTAGCGCGGATGGGTGATTAGATCTTCAATTACATCTGCAGGATTGGCATCATGAATTGTGTCTGAAAATGTGATTTCACTAATCACTTCAAAATTATGATTTGAAAGGCTAGCATTTCCGCCTAAATCGTAATTTGCACAAGCAACATATCCCAAATATGGATAATGGACTGCCTGATCAGGATGTTTTGATGCGAGATAGCCCCAGACTTGATTTTTATCACCATTGAAGAGTTCAAAGCCAATCTGATCAATCGGTTTCAACTGAACGCCGTTCTCAGTCTTCGGAACAATTTGCTCTTTGTCACGCCAGATTATTCCAATATCTTTAATTTTAGTTTCACATAAACCAAGCATCAATGAGGCATTATAAGTATAAGTAGTATTGCTAGTTTTTGTCTTACCCCCTTTTCCACCCGATTTTGTGGTCGTTGTGTGGGCAGTTGACGAGAAATCCCCATACCAGAACATATTTGCTGATAGTCTATTTTTCCCATATACCAATGGTTGACAAAGACCATATGCGGATTGCTGAATCCGCATTGAGTTAATACGATTATCCGTGGTACTTATCGTTGTACTACCAAAAATTCCACTCATTATTCTTTTAACCTCTTCATACGAAAAAACCCAGCAATACGCTGGGCTAGACTTCCTTTGGTGCCATCTTGAAGTATCACACCTTGGTGTAGATAAGAATGAATGATCTGGGGCCATTCAACAACAATAGCGCCATGACTTACACATTTGCCAATTTTATAAAGGACAATATCACCTGGTTCTGGCGGACCCTCAATCTCAAAGCAGACACTTCGGATGTGATCAAGATATCGTTCCCCCATTTGATGCATGTGCCAGTCAGGTGGATATGGCCGTGGATCCAGATAATCCATCAGACCTACCTTTTCGTAAACTTCACAAATCAATGTTCCGCAATCCACTCCAACACCTTTAACTCTTCCTTGGTGATGATAGGGAGTTCCGAGCCAAGTGAGAGCTTCTTGTACAGCCAGTTGGTTTTTAGACATACCCCCTCCGATTTTGGTAATAAAAAAACCGCTTTAGGCGGCTATTTAATTTTGGTTTGTTATAGGGTAAAGATCGGGTTTAGGCCTTTCAGTTTCATATTGCTCTTCAGAGATAAATTCAACATTGTGAATAGTGACCAATTGATTTGATTCGGTTAATTCACCATATATGATAACTGAACCCGTACTTTTGTTAATTACTTTAAAATATTGACCATCAGCCATTGTGTACGTTTTAACTTCCATCACGCTAAACCTCCATCAATAATTGTCCAACCCGCCCCAATCAGCCCGCTAACCGCTGCTTGACTTACTGCTGATCGTTTTGCCAATGCGTATATCGTTTTCGGACTTGTGCCGTTTGCCCATTCGTTTTGTCGCGTTGTACCTACATCAAGCCAAAGCGCATTCAAATATTTATCATAGTTTTCGGTAGACCAATTTGGCGCTGATGATACACCCGCCATACTTGCATTCACGTTAAATTTTGCGGGCCATGCCGACAAATCTTGATTGAACGATGTTGCACCCTGCATGAAGCCCTCAAAGTTCAATACGTTTCTAATGTCCCAATCGTTGATCGGTTGATTGAATGATGATGCATACCAAAACATGAATGCCATTGACACTACTGATCTAAAGCTTCCAGTGATTGTGTTATTGAAAGCCTTATTATTTGAAAACCAGCCAGAGGCGTCTCTTAAATTTGGCGCATTAAATTTAATAGGTTTATTAAATGCTGACTCTGCAAATAAGTAGTAGGCTTCTACTAAATTCGGCATATTGCCAAATTCGACTGTTTGATTGAATGAAGCTGCGCCCAATAAAAATCTATTCAATGATACGGCCTTTCCGAAATTAAAATTCGTTAATGGCTGATTGAATTTTTTAGCACCTGCCAACATTTCAGAGAAATCACTACACTCTGATGTATCGATATCTATTTTAGAATTGAACGCCGATGCGTTAATGAAAGCACTCGAAAGAGAGAGCGGTTTACATCCTTTGATGGCTACATCTTTATCAAATTTTGAGCACTGCTTAAATGTTGCTGATATATATAGTAGCTTTGGTGCAATCCAATTCACAGATCGATTGAAGTTAATGCAATTTGCGAATGCATACGATATATCTTGTACTTCGGACATATCCCATGAATTAACGCGCTGATTAAAGCTACCAACCGATGACAATATACCGAGGACACTAGTCGGTGCGTCAGTATGTAAACCGAGTGAATAGTCGATATATGCGCCGTAAAATGGACTCCCATCTGGATTATCGTAACCAATTATTTGATCCTTGTTTTTCCAAGACAAGTAAGCATAATCACGTCCAGCATCTAATTTTAATACTATGTCAGTTGCTGTGTTTAAAACCCCTTCTGTGATCGGCTCTATGATTCCGAGCGAAGCACAAGTTAAAGTACCACCTACGACTTTAAACTCTTTAGCAAAGTCGGTACGAAACTTAAAAATATCGCCATTCTCAACATCATAATTTCGTACGATGCGGACGTTGCTAATATATCCGACTGGCGGGAAAACGTTGATCGATTGGTCGACTGTATTTGTCGATTTAAACACTGTGCATGACATGACTAATTGCTCCTGCGTTTAAGCTGTGTAATTGAAATATGTGTCTAAAAATGCGATACGCTTTTTTGTCCACGTCAAAATTTGTTCCAAGCTAGTGATGTTTAAAGACGGACGCACGGGCCAACGTGCAAGTTCAAGATCGTAAACATCTCTTGAATACTTCAAAAAAAGGTCAGTCGATAAGTTATAGATGTTCTCAACTGAGATGATTTTCAGATCACGCAATTGCTTGTATCGTGCTTCAATGTCTGCGTTGTATGTGAGTTTGACTTTACGCCAGAATGAGCCTGAACTATTCCACACCAATTGTGAACCTGTTGTGTCGTCGTATACAGCAGCGCCAGTCCATTCGAGACCGAAAACCGTATCCATGTCATAGGGCATAAACATGAATTTTTTGCCGTCGTAGCTTATGAACTGAAAATTCTTCGCTGAGTTTTGGCTTACAACATCTCTACATTTCACAAACTCGGCAAAGATCATGAAATCAATCGCGTTTTGCTTATCAAGATAATTGACTGCTTGTGCTGTAAAGTTCGCATCACTAAGCTGTGTAAATGCATTCCAGTTAGAAATTGCGGCCCAAGTATCTGCAGTTGGATTGCTCGGTGCTTTCAGTTCATAAAGCGTTGGATTTGTGACTTCAAGATTTGTGATGTCATTCCATCCGTCCATGCCAATTAATATCTCTTTTGGCTTATTTTTCGCAATGTTGTAGTTAGCACGTTTCTTGGCAGTACCAAATGACCCAATGCCGTAGAACTCATCGTTGATATACAACATAGCTGAATACAACCGTGGTACACCGTTTGCTCCGTTTTGCAATGCGTCTTGGCCCGTTTTACCAATGTAAGGTTTCTCAGTCTCTAAACGCGGATAACCTGTTCTTGATGCTGTAAATTGTTCCCACAATCGATAACACATTGCATTGCGAATATTAGTGTGATCAATCCAGTTCGACTTGAAAACAAGCTCATCGTGCGGTAGCAGATCACCGATTTTGACGTTCATTGCTTTTGTTAAAGCTTGATCTGAAAAGAATGAGATGTTCCAGTTCTTTTTCGCATACGATGCACTTGACGCACCTTGTACTTCCATTTTTACAAAACAGTTAAACGACTGACCATCAAAATGAAATTCGCCCTTACCTGAAATTACGGTGCCTTTGGCATCAGGCAGCGCAGGCACATCTGTCAGATAAATCTGAATGAGTGATTCTGGAGCTTTTACTGCAACTTGTTTTAATGCGGTCACAGTTTGTGCTTTGTTTTTGAACTTTTTTAGCTCAATAATTTCGTTTAATACATCGACATTATTGAGGACCCAATTACCAAACTTATCTACATAACCAAGAGTGTTTTTTTCAGCGTCTTCAAATTTGATTAACTTAGAATCGTCTGATTGTTTAACAATAAGTTTCAAGTAATCAAGAGCATCAATGCCATATTGCAAACTATCAATTTGACCTGAGCGTAAAAAACCAGATTTTGTTAAACGCAGTACAACTGATCCGTCACTATCAATGAATCTATATAAATCACTAGAATCGTTTGCATCTAACAATTTTATTAATGAATTGACGTTGTTTAAGTTCAGCTCATCTGCAAATTTCTTTAATTCTTTTATATCTTCCTGATTTGTGAGCAAGATTGAACGTTTAGTATCTTCATCATAAGAAACAAGTTGACCCTTTTTATTTAAAGCAAGTACAACATTGCCAGCGTTATCTTTCCATTCAAATAAATTTTCTGAGTTTGAGCCTTCAAAGAATATACTTTCTTTAGCCAGAATCAGATTTGTACCATCCCACACATATAATCCGGCATCATCACCCTGTGCAATCCTCACTGTTGAATTTGCGGAGATATTGGCCTTATCTTCCTCAAACAAAGCCATGCTTGCGTAACTATAGTTACCGCCTTGTGCCTCAATAAGATCAATTGTCATTTGCCGAATATGGCTTAACAAAGTCGTTAATGAATTCTTGAAATGTGCTTCTGTAATCGTGTTTCCGATAAAGTCGTAATCACTTGGTACAGTCATGTAGTTATCCTCAAAATAAAAAACCCCGCATGAGCGAGGCTTATATTTAGCAATTATGGTTATACAGAGGTTTCCGGTATTGGAATAAACGGTGCACCACGAAATCTGGCAAAGTTATTGAATCGGTTTTGACAGGTTTCTAGACGTTTATCGCAACCCGGATAAATATTGATTCTTTGGCCTGTCTTTGGTAGCTCAAGCAAAGGCAAAGTGAGCAACAACACATCTTGTTCATGTAGACGAATCGTTCGCTTAAGCCCTTTGTTTCCGCCGTCTAAAAACTCAATTACACCTTGCGTAAACCATCCCTGAGGCTGATTGATATCACATAAAATTCGCGTGGCTGTACTACCTGATATAATCGTAGATTCAAACACATGGTTCTCACGGCTCAAACCACAGGCATGATCAAAAAGAGTGTTACTGCAACTTGGCTGATATAAATTACGAGGCATCTTTACATTCAATTCATCAAGATCAGAGGCAACACTAGCTTTGATGATATTACGATCAAACTCTGGTTCAATAATTCTCCCCTCAAACAATTTAATCGTACCTGCACTGGTATCTGTTGGTGTGTTGGCATCCATAAAAATACGTTCAAGTTTAAAACGCGCTCCATCCATTTGCCCATTATGAAAAGCTTGAACAATTGGAATTCCACCAATAGTATTTTCATCCAATGCATTGATTGTAATTGACAAGTTATCAACCTCAATACCAATCGAAAGACTAATTCCTTCTCTCTGGATGATTTCGCCACTTGAAAAATAAGTATAGCCTTCAACAATCAAATCGAAGTCATAACTAGTCGCTCTTATAACATCTCCCTGAACGGTAGTGATTGTATAAAGATCTGCCATAATGAATTGATTTGCATCTAATAACGCAATAAGTTTATCTGAAGCTGCTCTCATACCTTATTCCCTAGTGACCCAATCATGTCGACTTTTCCAGCTTTCCAGAGCTTAGACATAAAATTGGTATATTGCTGTTCATCATCAGCAAAACGACAACGATAGTAAAAGGTGCCAGTTACAGTAATAGATTCACCTTCTAACAATGGAATCGATAGCTGCAACAGACCATTGCTTGTAATCGTAAATTGAAGATTCCACATCTGAGCACTTGGAATTGACCACATCTCATTGTTGGGATTTGACCACATCAATGGATCTTCATTTTCTTTAGCTAATGTATGCTGAATCGGAATTCTGGTCGTGTATATCTGTTTGTATAGCTGGAATAGTGTTTGCGTTCCATTTCCTACAATCGTACATTCAAATTGATGATCTTCTGGCATCTTAAAAAGAAAAGAATCAAATGATCCACGGCGCTCAAGAAAGAACCCTTCAAGCTGCTGTAATTCATTACGCCCCTTGCTCTCCCGAAGGAATGCAAAGGACATGCTGATCTGATATTTAGGTACTGCCTGATAACTAGCCCTTAGTTCTCGACCATTTACTGATTGCATGATCTTGGTATTAAACATGGGGGTTTTAGTTAGATCCCATTCTAGACCCGGCAATTCAGGAAATAATACATCTGACATGATTCCTCCTTATTTTCCAAAGTTCCGACTGTAACCTTTTAAACCGCCTGCTAAATCTCGACCATGTTTCTTCATAAAGTCTCTAACTCCTTTAGCATCAATGGCACTAATATTAAAAACTGTCGTGCCTGCACCGGCACCTTCAGCAACTGCAGCTGCACCAAAGCTTGCCCCATTACGTAAAGCATTACCCATTTCACGAATGGTATTTGCATGTTGAGACGGCAAAACCATCTCATCTTCATGAAGCTGTGTAATTGGATTTACACCTGAAGGAATGTCGTAACCGCCTCGAGCAGATTTAATTTTACCTGCAAGACCAGCCACTAAACCAAATGCAGCCGCACCGGCACCAACGGCCAAAATTGGACCGACATATGGAATTGCAACCATTGCTTTAAAAGCTCCAGCCATCGCTTCCCATGCCGACATCATGATGCCTTTGATAGCTTCAGCAGCTTTTAAGCCTAAACGTGCTAAACCACCTGCTGCAGTAACGCTGGTACGTGTTGCTTCCCCTGCAATGGTTGCCCCTGTTTGAGCAGCTTGGCCCGAAGCTTCTGCTGCTGTTTCAGCACCGACAAAGCCAAGTTTACGAGCCAACTTAATGGCTTGGATTCTTAGCCATCCTTGCAACTCTTTAGTAGCTGTTTGCAAGGCAAATTGCCCCATGTCAGCAAGCACTGCTTTAGTTGCGTTACTCCAAGTGAGGGTACCATTCATAAGAGACTGAATGCCCTGATCCCAAAGGTTAGAAAGTCGAGAAGTAAAGCCACCAAACTTAGCTTCAAAGTCTTTCATTTCCGCATCACTGATTAAGCCCATAGACTTAGTGTCAGCAACTTTCTGATCTGTCTCTAAATCAGAAATGTTGTTTGTGATTTGGTTTTGATTGCCCTGCTTACCCGTAATACCGGTTTGCTCGTTCTCAAGTGCTAAACGCTCTAAAAGACTTTGCCGTTTAATTTCACGTAACTGATCTTCTAGTTGTTTTTCCAACTGGACTTTACGGACATTTGAAATTTTCTTGGCATCAAACTCGGCTTGGATCCGTGCAGCTTCAATTTCATAAAGGCGCTGTGCTTGCTGTTGATAATTGTCTATCTGTTCTTCACGAGCTTTTTTGTATTCCTCAAACTCTTTTAAACGAATAGCAATGATCTTGTCGGATGCATCCTTCTCGGCTTTGACTTTCGCAGCAGCTTTTTCATCGGCAGTCATCTTGGATTTTTCAATCTCATCTAATGCCTTTTGCAGATCTAAAGCGACCTTCTTTTCTTCGGATGCATATTTATACCGAATATCCGCAAGTGCTTTAGCTGCCTGCTCTGCTTGTCGTACAGCATCGGACTTACCCTGCTTTGCCTTCTCTGATTTACCACCATCAGGATTGAGTGCCTTATTTTGTCCGATACCAGAAGTAACCCCTTTACTGCCACCTCTAGCACCTAATTGTGCATTCTGTATGTCAATCTTTGCCT